CTCGGCGATTCCGCGTCCAAATCCTTCGTGTCCTGCGAGTCGATCCCGTCCGTCGTGCGATAGCACATCGTGCCTGCAGGCAGATCGACCGGGAAAGGCCGCCACGCCACCGGCTCCAGCCGGGTGAAAGATGTCACCCGATGCGGCCGTGTCTTGTACGGGTTGCGCGGCCATATGCCTGTGACTTGATTGCCTGCATCGCGCTGTACCTCCGCGTATGCATTTCCCCAGGCCAGCCCATGCACCATGTACGCTTTCAAAAATGTAAACTGCGACATCTCCGGGTTCGGCTGCAGGTGGACCAGATCGTAGAGCCCATGATCGTAGGCCACGTGATGCGCCGCGCGCCCGTTCGTCAGCATCTTGCGCTCATATATGTGCATCGGCAGCGCCGCGATCGATCCCGCAATCAGGTCGACGCACGCCAGAAACGTCACAACCTGAAACGCCGTCAACTCGCTGACGCGCATCCCGGAGTCCGTGCGGCCGCCATTGAAGACATCCAGCAGCCACTCCGCCGGATAGCTCAGCGGCGTCTGCGGATTCTCCAGGCTGCTCCGCTGCTCGAGGATCGGCGCAGTCCAGTCGCGACGAATGATGGCCAGGTCAGATGTCATCGAACCTCTGCAATGTGATACCGGGCTCAAGAACCATGAATGTCAGGCCGAACTTCGCTTGCAACGGCTCCAAACCAGCGCGGAGATCCTGCGCCTTATCCGAAGTCATTGGGAAATCCACCCGCAGCAAATACAAGTTTCGCGTCGATTGGCGGGGCAGCCTCTGCGCCGCTAGAACGCGGAACGATTGCGGCAAATTGGAACAGAAGAGCCACCCGAAAAAGTTGCGAATGCGATTCATCTACCAGACCTCGTTCACCAGAGTTCGACTTAATTCGATGCTCACAAACGTTAGATTTAAATCGCCGATCTGCCGCCGATAGCTTCTTGCGATGGGGCATATTCAACCAGGAACAGTCCATGTCCTGATGGAATTTGGAGCAACGCATAGTTGTAAACCAGCACTTCGATTCCAATGCCATCCACATGGGGACGCCAAGCCAAGACATCTGGCCTATTACAAGCCCAAGTAATACGGTGCCATGCAGCTTGTCTCCAGAGAGCTTCATCCATAAAAGTTCCTCTTTTCCCTTGACTCCCTCGTTCACCAGAGTTCGATTGCGACCGCTGCGGTTGGTTGTGCCACCATGGCGCGGTTGATAGCATTCAGCAACGCGCTCTGGGGATCGATTTTTTGCTTGTTTTTTCCCGTCATATCTTTTCGCGGGAACACGTTTTCGTTGTTGTCTTCCCTTGCGATCACATTCGACATCGCCCACGTGAATACCGGATCGCCATTATGATGGAGCCGTCTCGCCAGGATCGCCGCCTCCACTTCTTTCATCGGATCAGATAGATACTTCACCGTCTGCGGGATGCGAATCACCACGTCTTCCGACAGTTGCAGCGCCAACTCTTGCTCCATCTG